GTCCGGCTCCCATCCGAGGTCGACGACCGCGAGGCCGAGCCATTCCCGGAGCGGGATGGCATCCATTCCTCGACCGCCTCGTCGGGCAAAGGGCGGAAATCACGCCCCCCGTTGACCGAGCGGATCAAGAACGTTTGGACAGCCTCGACGGCCCGCACTACGCCCGTCTGCCAGACCATCTCCTGGCACTTGTCGATTGTGGCACGCTTCTCGCCGGTCGCGCGCACGCCGGCGCAGACCACAATCGCCAGCTCGCGGAGTGTGATCGTGCGGTCGAGCGCCGCATTGATCAGCGCCAGCGTGCCGCGCCCGGCCTGGTGCTCGATCTCGGCCGTGGCACCCGGCGTCGGTCGCAACACCAGATGATGGCCGGCGAGCTCGACCTCGACATCGCCGCGTGCCGGATTGGCCGCGGCTTCCTCCGGTCCGTCAAACGCGCCCATCAACTGGCCGCGTAAACGGGTGCGCCGACCGCATTGACGAGCGTGAACGAGTACTGGGTCGCATTCTCGTTCGGCGCGTCGATCTCGAAGTCGGTGACCTGCATCGTGGCCTTGTAGTTCGCCCCGGCACTGTTGATCACGATCTGGGCCGCAACGTTGGTGCCGGCCTCGTTGGCGGCGCGGATCACCTCCAGCCCCGTGGTGTCGGGCCAATCCGCATAACCTCGCACCGTGACCTCGAACTGTCGCCGGCCCGCGAGCGCGGTCTCCCACCCGCCCGTGGCCTTGTTGCTGGTCGGATACCGCCGAGCGCCGAGATTGAGGCGCGTATCAGCCTGCCCGCCGATCGTGACGTAGGAGTAAGGCGACGCCGCATCGGCGTCGACCTTGAGCACACAGTTTAGGCTGTCCTCGATGGCCATCGGGCCAACTCCTTCCTTTCGGGCCTCAAGTCATCACGGCCCGGTAGTTGAGCGAATACACCGGTCGCCGGCGTTCGTCTAGCCGAACCGGTATGGGGTTGCTCTGACCCGCCATCACTCTGCGCGCGCCCGTGATCGCGCCCGCCCCCTCAAGAGCAGTATTGATCACCAACGCCGCATCAATCACAGGCTCCCGGTCATCGGGCGCGCCTCGCATCAGCACTTGCCACGAGGGCTGCCACCGCCCGCCGATCTTGTCGCGTTCGGGATCGGTGCCGCCCGTATTGTAGACCGCGATCGCCTGGTCGGGGCTGTCTGGCATATAGTCAAGCGACACTGGCCACGTCACCGCCGTGGCCTCGATCGCCGCCTTGACCGCTTCCTGCCATGCGCTGCTCATCGCTTGGCCGCCCTGCGAGCCCGGGCTGCCGCGACGCTGGCGATACGCGCCGCCATGGTGCTCCGGCGGCGGTTCCAGACCGTCTCCAGGAACTTCCACTGCGTCGGCGGCGCATGGCGCGCCTCAGCGATCTCGTGGACATAGACCGCGTAATCGACATATCGCGGCGTGCTCGGCCCGCCGAAACTGACGGTGACGAGCGTTGCCCTGCTGCCACCGCCGCCTTGCTTGCGCGGACCCTCGACCCGCCCGCTGCGGCGCAGCGCGCCGGTGTCGATTGGCGTGATCGGCAGCGCATCACGAAGCACACCATGCGCCTCCGTGACGGCCGCCTCGACCGAGCCCGCGCGAAGGCCGTCCGCATAGAGCCTGATCTGCCGGATCACGAGCGGAAAGTTATCGAAGCCGGCCATCACCCATAGACCACCGTTAGATGATGAGTCTCAAGCGAGGGCCCCGTTGGCTTCTGAATGTGAAGAATCCTGGCAACCAAGCCGTCTGGCAAAGTTATCTCGTCAAAAACGCTCATTTCATTCGCCTCCGTTACTATCAATTTTCCTTTTGGAAATGCAATTTCTCCGTCAATGTCGAGGCCAATGCGCCCCCCGAATGAGCTTCCACTTATTCCGCCGCCACGCTGGTCCATGCACCGACTGACTGTCGTCGCTGCCCCGTAAGTAGGCTTACCGTGGTCGTCAACTGATTGCCGAGCGCGCCATGTGACCGAGTGCGGCAACAGTCGATTCGGGATCGGCCTCATGACGCATCCAGCACCGCGAACTGTGGGCGAGGCTTGCTCGCCTGGGCAAGCGTGCCCGTGCAATCAAGCTCGATCGCAACGCGACCGTTGCGCGATGCGGCCAGCCCGACATCCGCGCCGTTCGCGTAGGTGACCGCATAGTCGAGCAAGCGCTCCGACGCCACGTTCAGGCCGGCGCCCAGCTCATAATAGTGGGCCGCCAAGTGCTCGGCGATCATCTGTCGGATCGGAGTGGTCATGCACGCCGCAGATGGGATGCGGCTATCTGCGACCTGAGCCGCAACCTGCATCCACGTGTATAGCGAACTTTGCTGGTCCGCGGTCAGCGTGGTGCCGGGTGCCAGGAGGCACAAAACGCGAGCGAAGTCGGGCGTGGTGCTCATGGCCGGCCACTCTACACCCGAACCCCTTTGGCACGCAACCATTCGTCGGCGCCGCCACGGTCCCACGGTCGAGGCTTGCCGTGACTTGCCACGATCGCGGTCGGCAGCACTTTCGACGGGAACGCCTCTCGCTTGTACGAGCGCACCGCGCCGGGGATTTCCTCCTGCCATAACGACACGGCATCAGCGCCCAGAAGGCTTCGCACGAACCCCTGATCTCCCCATGCATCCCGCTGCCCGCCGCGCTCAATATGGCCTGGCACATCTCGGAGGAACGCCCGAGGAATGGCAGTCTGATCACCACGCCAGCCGACGACGGTGCTGTTGAGCGGGTTCGGATCGGCATCGCCCCAGAACCCGCGGCACATCACCATGTTGTGCTTGGTCGCCAAATCCATGAGCGGTCGCAGGTCGCCGATCACGGTCACGTCGAGGTCGAGATAGAGGATCGGACCAGGATGGAGGTAGAGCTCGATCTTGGCCCACCAGCTGGGCCAGTTGAAGTGCATTGGCTCGGCGATGACCGAGTTAGCCACATCCGCCACCACGCTCGGCATATCGGTCAGACAATGCAGCTTCACGCCGGCATGGGTCTCGATTTGAGCCGACAGCCTCGCGACATGCTGCGGGGTGAAGTCGCCGCCAGAGCGAAGGACGCACCAGACCTCAGTCACGGTTTGACCTCTGGAACAACCTCCTCAACGTCAATCCTGCAATAACCCCCGTCATCCGAATAAATAGACGTGATCGCCATCAGCCCCCGGTCCGCAACTACAACCCGTTGATCGCCATTGAACCTGGCCAGTAGCTTGCGGAGGCGGTCCACCGTCATTGTTTTACCCATTACACCCCTCTCCTCTTACGGGTCTCCGCACCCACCATGTGCCGCCGTCATCGAGAACGACATCGGCGCCAGCCGACGCCGCCCACACGTCAACGGCCTCAGTCACGCCGAACCGAAACCGCGGGTCTTTGTGCGCATAGTCGTGACCGCCCAAATAGCCGCCGAGCTTGATCTTCGGCCACCATGCCCTGATGTCGGCGGCCGTCGCCTCCTGGCTGTGGTTCCCGTCAATAAACACCAG